AGATTTAAAATGGGACAAACCTCCGTAGGAGGTTTGCCTTTTAATTCATTTATCGGTAACGTTGCCCTTAAATCTCTATTGAGACGCCCGAGGGCGTCCCATTATAAATCTTCAAGGGTGTAAATCAGGGAACCTTTTGCTTTGCTAAGGTTCCCTGATCTTAGTCGTATTCCACCCAAGATCTTGGAAAAAACACGTCGCTCAAGAAAAAATAACTTATAAATACGATGGCGCCTTTCGTAGAGAAAGTGAATAACATAAAAGACAAAACAATGACAAAATTATGATAGAATGAAGACGAACGACCCGAACCCAATCCCGTATTCAAATATAAAGGAACGTATTTTATTATAATCATTATCACAGCAATGTATATCAATAAAAATGTATACGACAATGTGTTGATACCAGATATAAAAGTTAAAACGAGATTTATTGTAACGATAGACAATACGATTTTTATAAGATTGAAATAATTACTACCGCCCTCAATAAAAGTACATAAATTATCACCATCATTAAAATTTTCATTCGTTGTAAACGCGATGGATAAAACAGTGCGTTCCGATTTGTCATCTTCATTCGGAGGAACTTGATGAACAGTGGTTCCACCGTTGAATAGAGCCGCGTCGCCTTCTTCGAAATGCACGGAATACGCCTCACCTTCTTTATTCTTACATTGCAACGGACTAATTCCTCCTACCTTTTTGAAACATATAATGACATTAAATATTTCCTCTAAATTTTGAGGATCGACGTGCCATAAATGCTGCGAATCTTTACCATAATATACATAAATGGTCGCTCTGTTGTCACTCATATAATATAACGTTTTTCCTATCTGTTTTTCATATTTCAATCTCACTTTTTCGGAAATCTCGGTAATGATTTGTTTTTCAGGATCGCTAAATTTTTCGCAACATTGATGCGTGGTAGTGTTTTTCCTTGAAAACCAAGGAAAATCATTTGTTTCAGGGACTTTAATCGATTGTAATTTTTTGATATCTTCTTCGCTCAACATTTTTTTTGATGGTTCACAAAAGGGCTTTAATTTACTTTGATACGTTAGAGAGTCTACTCTTCTATACATATTTATCATTCTTCGAATAAAGCTTTGACCATACAGATTCATTATTCCCGAATAATCCAACACGAACAACAAGGCAAAATATATCAATATAGTCAAATATTCTCGTCCTTTATAAATAGATCGTGTTGAGATCAATGTTTTGTATAACGAATTTATAAGTTTCATTCAGTTGTTGTGTCTATATATATAACTACGATTGTTTACAGTCTGAGTTATATTAACTAAAGTCCTCCGGGGAATCCTACAAGATTGGCGCCAATACCGAAGCCGGCGCCTCCGCGGGCTGACGAAGCCATGGAAGGGACGAATACATCCAACACGCTGAATGTGGCAGCGGCGGTAAGAGCGATAATTACAACCTCTTCTACTTTAAGCGAGTGCTTGGGGATAGCATAAGCGGCAATAGCCACCATAATACCCTCTACAATATACTTGATAGCTCTCTTAACGAGTTCACTGAAATCAAAAACGTTACTCATATATTATACTCTACGAAAATAAATAATAAAGATGAAAATCACTTAAACATTCTTGGAGATACATTGCATAGTAATTTCGCTAAATGTCGGGATTTGAGAGAAAGAATTTGCCAAATGGCGACGCCAATCCTAAATATATTGATTTGTTGGATGAGGACGATGCGCTCGCTGGACAGAAATTCGCGTGTATGTCATTTGTGTCCCCCGAAAAGATCCTAAAGAAGCGCGAGGTATATTTATTCGATCAATTCGTGCAACAATGGGATATGTCTAAATCGATGTCCAAGTTTTCGGATTTCGTGAATTTCATTTCTTATAAATATAACCTAAAGGTAGAGTCGGTCATTGAGGATTTCAATGAGTTTGTCAAGGAGGAGGAGTCTAAAATCAAGGCGGATTCTGTATTGGATGATTACAAGACGTTTTTGGATAAGCACGAAGATCGTTTGACGCAGGTATTTCAACGCGAGAATGCTTTCCAGACATCGACACGCGGTCTAAAGATTCGTGGAACCTATGGCACGCAAGAGGAAGCAGAGATTCGCTGTAAGAAGTTGCGCGAACTCGATCCAAACCATGATATTTATGTGGGTCCAGTGGGTATGTGGATTCCGTGGGATCCTGATGCGTATAAGACGGGGCGCGTAGAGTTCATGGAGGAGGAACTCAATCAACTCCACCAGGAGAAGGTGAAAAATGAGACGAAGGCGAAGGAGGAATTCGACCGTCGTGTCAAGGAGACAAAGCGTAAGGCTATCGAGGAGAATATTAAGTTGGCGGAGAAGTCGGGTAATGTTTTGACACAGACCATGGATTCGGAGGGAAATCTGATTGGCGTGCGCGATACGGTTGATTTTGATAGCCGTGAAGTGGCAAATGCGGCAGATCAGCGTGCGGAGTTTTTGAAGACGGCTGCGAACGCGGGCGTTAGTCTAGATCAATAACACTAAGGTTTCTCATACATAGGAGTAGGAAACTTGATAGTCCGGCAAAAGGGGTTACACGCGATTGCTCCAAATGCACAAAATATTATAATGACCGAAGTGAATAACGAAGGTGTGTCTGACTTTGGGACGTAATGAATATCGCACAAATCGTTGTAAAATTCTATATCCGGATGCTCGTTCAGAATAGCAATCGTAGGGCAAGTGTTATTTTCTATATTATATTTGTTTTGAATATATTGACAGTTATTTTTGATGAATTGGTATAGAAGAAGAGTCGTAGCTTCTTCGGCACGTCTCATCTCGCGCCTAGACGCGCGAGATGCTAAAATGTTCATGCAATTGGTAAGCATGAACATTACGAAAAGGATTCGGCGAATTGACATTGTTTGGTGGTTATCGTGGAATCGCGGAATTGGATTTGTATCAATTTTTAGGGAACCCATGAAAAAAACATTATTATATAAATTATTTAAGTAAATAGTTCAATCATCCTCGCTATCGCTATCAGGCTCGTCGTCGCTAGTTTCATCATCAGACTCGGTTTGAATGGGGTGGCGAATTCTGTCGAGCTCCTCCTTAGTCATGATTCTTCCCGTGCTAAGATAAGTATCCACTTTAGTGCAAATGCGCTTCAACTTATCCACTGTAATGTTATTTGCTCCCGCCACAATATACGCCTCGGAAGCTCCTTCATCTCCGCGTCTCAACTTGGACAAATAAGTCGCCCACTTTTTCTGGATTTGAGAAATGATAGTCGGATTCATCAAAATATCATACAGAATCGCGCCCAAATATTTTCCTACTGTCCACTGAGATCTCGCAGAGCGCCTATTGGCTAGAGGGAATAGTTCATCGGCTTGTAGAAACACATCAAATGTATTGTTAAGGACATCGACTACGAGATTTCTATCAACTGGCGTCTGATCTTCCACGTTATCCTCTTGGCGAGCAAACGACTTTGTAATAAACGTGGGTCCGTTAAGTGCGCCAGACACTAGAGCGATCGCATTCTCCAAATTCCGCTTTCCGTCGTTATCCTTATTACGTGTATCAAAGAAGCAATCATTGACTCGCGTGCGTAGAGGGTGATCGTCATCATTCAGGAGCGAAAGCGCCTCACGCACAAGAGGAGAATCCTCCTCAGACATGGAATAAAGCTGACCATCGGAAACGCGAATATTTTTGTTAAGTCTGCGAAACATCTCGCGGGTTTGCTTGCTAGTCAGATTTCGCATCACGACCAGCGTAATTGGATGTGATTCGACCGCGCGAGTTTCAGCGGGAGTGAGTTCGCGGACGTCACAGTTTAGAAGACGGCGGAACGTAGTGATACGGTTTCCACCTTCCATGACTTCACGGCGCTCTACCCCGTTGACAATACGCGATGAACAAATAATCGGGGGAATATAATAACCTTGTAGAATACTATCCAAGAGTTTGAGTTGCATATCCTTGGACCAAACAAACGCGCGATTACGGCGATGGATATGAATCGGTTTGGGTTCATCATACCCCGGGGCGTCCCTGCGTCCGGAGAAGTCTCCGTTGAGGGCGCAGATTGTGGTTTGGATGTTTTCGGTGCGAATGATAGCTGACATTTTTGGAGTGGCTGTTTTGTGTTGATGAGTTGACGGGTGTTGGTGATTTCAATTTTTGTCTGTATTTTGTAATATTTTTGTTTATATTACAAAACTTTGGGTTGCGATCAACCGTGGGTTTTGCTCAGTTTGTCACTGAAACGTAGCAATAATCGTCATTAAATTTTGTGCCCGCTTTAATAGCTCGACTCATCTTGGATGTTGACAAGTTTTCGGAATTCGCCGCCTTGACTATAGTTTCCCATCTTCCAAGGACATTGTTGTCCTTGTCTCGTTTTTCCACGCACTTCCCCGTAGAAGAAGTGGCTTTATGCTTACGTTCGTCGCTCTTCAACATCACACCATAATACCCCTCGTTTGAACCTTCTCCGGTCCAAACCGTCGCCTTCAACGTATACTCACAGGAGTTCAAATAGTCCTTCAGTTCTTTCATATCGTCATCGGAACAGGGTTTTCCGATGCTCTTCTTCCACCGTTGATATTCGCTAAATAACGTGCTATTCAGCATTTTTCCATTCGGTGAGAATTTACATACTTGGAACAAAAAGGTTTCGACGTTATTATCAACGAGTTTCTTCTTATAAATAATCTCCTTTAGTTTTACCCCAATATAACCGTGCACAATTTGATCGCAGGTTTGGCTTGAAATCCTGGCGGACTTGAATCTCGTATCCAGGTAGTTTTTCAGCGCATGGAACGTTTCCTTCTTTGGTTTAGTCTTGGACCAAATACGGAATTGCCCTTCCATATTGGTAGAAGCCTCTTCAACGTCAGGTCGGACGATGCACATAGTGGCAATGAATTCGGCGAATTTTTGAGTCTGCTCGTCATCCGATAATAGCGCGTTTTGATAAACGGATTGTGATTCGGCGGCTACCACAGTGAGTGTGATATTCTGTTTATCGATGGTTTCTTTCAATTCTGCCAATTCGACGGCTTGTTTTGTAATGAGGATCTTTGCGCGTTCTAGTTCCACGCGGAGCGCCAGGGTTTCGCTTTCTAAGTCCTCGTTTTGTTTCATGAGTCGATTATAATTATCGACGCAATAGGTCTTTGAATGAATAATATCCTTGATGCACTTGGCGAGCTTTTCTATGGTGAAACCGGTGGAGTCATAGGCTATGATCTCGGTTTTCGTTTTGCCATTTACCTGGATTTCTCGAATATGTCTCTTGATTTTCGGATGCGCTTTAATGAGATTCTCGATTTCGACCTTGTTCTGGACCCTGAACGCCTCTATTAGAATGAAATTATCGTATTTCTTATGATGATCACGGACTCGCGTTGCCAGGTCATTGGAATGACCGAACTTGATGAGCTTTTCGTTGGCTTCGTTCGTATTGTCTATGGTTCCGAAATAAACGCACTCTGTATTCAATGGGAATTGGGCGACGATTGTCTGTTGCACGGCTTTGAGCTTTTCTTTTTTGGTATTAATTATCGTATTTTCTTTTTCTATGATAATGTTTTCCTTTTGTTCCAACTGGAGGCGTAGCTCGTCCGTTTCTTCTTCTATTGTTTGTTGCAAAACCTTTTCCAGTTTCATGTAATAATCGTGTATTTCGTCAGCTTTTTTAGTTCTGGCTTTCATACATAAAGATTTAAAACAGTTTATATTCAACATGATAGTCTGTCTATTTTGACCACCCCATTTCTTATTAATCTCATTCAAATCTTGCTCAGGTTTAGACCTGACCGAGATTTTGTAATCTATGTCAGTCTTAAAATGTTTTTCCAATAAATCTTTAGCGGTTGCCTTAAAAGTAAAACCCATCCATTTCCATACATTATCCAAATCAATTACAAAATCGGTGTCATTATAATTCAAATAGCAATAAAAACTGCTTACAAATAACTGTTGCTCGAATCCGGTAAATTTTTCCTTTATTTTACTAAGAAGTTTGTTATTGTATTCGTTAGACAATCGCATGATAGGGTTCTTTTCAATAAGATCAACGATGTTAAGATCGGTCATCTTATTATAACATTTATTGGAATATTTTCTTTAAGCGGTTTCTTAGTTATATTATTTACCAAAGCGAGATTTTTCAAAGCGAATTTATCTTACTCCTCCAACTTGAGGAGCAAGATTCTCTGCTAACATGCTAACGCGTTTTCCGGTCCATGTTCGCCATCGTGTCCAGTGGTAACAAATTCTACCATTTACCGCCCGTGGTTTTTTTCACGTTGATAGATGGTGTACTTTTTTTCTTCGCCTTACTAGGATCATATTCCTCCTCGTCGTCTGAACCCATACCCTTGGAAATATCCCAGAATTCTTTAGAGCCCAACTTGAAATCGGGTCGCGGTTCTGCCTTATACCAGAAGATCTGATCGTTCAGTTTATTAGATTTCGCGTTGTTATTTATGACCAGACATTCGAAATTCTCGGTAGTTTGATCCATGACAGAGCAAAATGACTCGAGAGTTGGGAACATGGACGCGTAGTTCTCCCAGATGCGCTTTCGATTGGCGAAGTATGGCTCGCGAAGAATAAAAACATAATCGATGTTAGTGCGTAGATTGGGTGGGATACCTAACGGATATTGCATTGTGATGATTAACATGACCTTCCAATGGCGTCCATTCATAAATAAAAGTCGCATCATCTTATCGCGCGCCCAAGTGTTATCATACAAGCAATCATCTAAAATCACGAAAGTCCTAGGATCGATGGTAGTGCGACGATATTGCTCCATCTCTTTATTCATCTGTTTCAAGACAGCGCGCTGTCTGCGCAACACATTCTCAATCAAGACCGTATTATATTCTTCATGAATAAACAGCTTCGGAACGTGACTCGCATAGAAGCCGTTGCCTGCTTCAGTTCCCGAAATCACAGTCCCGATAGGAATATCTTGGTGGTGATATAACAAATCTCTTACTAAATAAGACTTACCAGTATCACGACGTCCGATCATAACAATTACGGGACCCTTGTTTTCGTCGGGACGAAAGGTAATCCAGCGCATATCGAATTTTTTCAATTCTAATGACATTTAGAATTAAAACATATTATAAATTTATCGAATAAACTCAGCGTTTTCGATTACGCTTTGTTTTGCGAATTCTAAGTTTTCGCGTTTTTTTCCCTCCAGGTTTAAGCTCTCCAGGTTTAAGCTCTCCAAGTTTAAGCTCAGGACTGACTAATCTTGAAAGTTTATTTCGAGTAATACCACGTTTGCGTTCGTTATCTTTCTCAATTGCTTCTCTAAATGCTTCTCTAAATCTGCTCGGAGGTATAGGATTACGCGGGGGTTTTTTTTTTGCCGCTGCCGCTGCTGCTGCCGCTTCCGCTTCCGCTTCCGCTTCCGCTTCCGCTTCCGCTTCCGCTTCCTCTTCCTCTTCTATTATAGCTTGCATATTCGCCTCCTCCTTAGAAATTCCAGGATTTCTCTCCGTAATCGATGGCGTCCGATCTCTGATTCTATCAAGTTTTTTGTTTAGCTTTATAACGCGGTTCCTTTTTCTTTCACGCGTAGAATCATCCGGAGTTCTTTCTCTACTTCTACGCGCACTTTGTTCTGCTATAGTTTCTGCCATACGTTCGTGTTTTTGGTTCAATTTATCTATAAGTTCTTCAGTATCAGCTAACGGTTTAAGAAGAGGTTTAACATTTTTCTCAAAATTTTCATGAATACTTTTTCTTTTACGTCTTTGACTAGAACTAGGCATATTGAATATATCGAGAAAATATTTCGTAAAAACTGGTCGTTTTTATTCTTGAATACCTTATATTTAGGATATGACAGATAAGCCTATAAAAATACATTATTGCAAGTATGCGCGATCCGAAGAAATCGACAGCCAAAAACCGAGGTTCATCGATTTAGACGATCTTGGAACCTCTTTCGCCTCCGAGTCTAGAAATCCTTTTTTGATACGCGATTTGCAGCTATACAATCCTATTTACTCCCAATTCTTTGAAATGACCGAAAAAAACGCCGAAGTGATGTCATTAAATAACGTCTATCATATGAGAAATATGAATCTTATCTATGACGTTCGCAACGACACCGTCTTGGAAAAACCCGTGTTTATTAAATTCTCTCCTCTCTTGGACCCGATTCGGTATATGATTGGCAAATACGACGTAACGGATCCTCGCATTCGTACGATGCCGTCAATTAATAGCACCGAAGAATCCATTAATTCCAAGATTTTATCACATCAAAATTCATCGTATATCGACTGTTTTTTCAGTTACTTGACGAGCGGGTTATTGCATAACCACGGGTTTTTAAATGGCGTGGACTTTTATGGGTCTTATTTGGGTGTCCAAGATAGTTTCCGTGCGTGTGTAACCGACGATTTAGATTACTTGAGAGAATCCGATTTCTTTAATAAGAATGTAGGCGTGCTATTTTCCGTTGAAGACGATTGTTTGAAACAAGATCGGGAACTTTACGGAATCGCCGGTTCGCGTGGTAACAAATGCAAACTTAATTTTGGAGAAACGAGACATAATAACAGTGAAATGTCTATTACGGTATTGGATTTCGATGTAAATACCTCATCAGAATCCAATACTCTTGTTCTAAATACAGACGAACTAGTATATGAAAAACCGTCTTCGAATTCGTCAAAATCTTCATCGGCATCGTCTGACGATAGTAAACTGAATTATAGTTCAGACGGAGAATCTGACGGAAATAATGATTCAGAAGAAGGCGACGAATCGGATGAAGAATCTTGGGAAACGGAACCAGAAAGAGAAGACGATTCCGAATCCAAATATTCTCAAGAAGAAGAAGAAGAAGAAGAAGAAGAAGAAGTATACGGATATATCAAAGACTTCCCTATCCAACTTATATGCTTGGAAAAATGCACCGGAACCTTGGACGAGCTATTTGTAAAGGAACAGATTGACGAGCGCTCCGGCTCGGCGGCGCTTTTCCAGGTCGTCATGTCGCTTTTGATGTTACAAAAAACGTTCAAATTCACACATAATGATTTACATACGAATAATATCATGTACGTAAATACGCCATTAGAGCATCTAACGTATAAATTTAATGGAAAGGTTTACAAAGTGCCCACTTACGGTAAAATATTCAAGCTCATTGATTTCGGTCGTGCTATTTATAAATTCCAAGATAAGGTCTTTTGTAGCGATAGTTTTGCGCCCGGCGGAGACGCCTCTACTCAATATAACTGCGAACCGTTTTTGAACCGCGGGAAACCGAGACTAGAACCCAATATGAGTTTTGATTTATGTCGACTCGGGTCTTCAATATTCGATTTTCTAATGGACGAATGCCTCCCTGTTTCCAAGATGGATGAGTTACAGAAAACCATTCATCGTTGGTGTTCCGATGATAACGGGAAAAATGTCCTCTATAAGAAGAACGGGGAAGAGCGTTATCCGAATTTTAAGCTATATAAAATGATTGCACGCAACGTACATAAGCATACCCCAGAAGCACAACTCGATTTCCCATTTTTCTCCCAGTTTTTGTCGGAAATAACCGATTCTATCAATATCAATATTGACATTGACGCCGTCCCTTGTTATGCAAGCAAACAGTAGATCAATTCACTTAACTTATTTCGAATACATATTACATGATGTATTTGAAACTAACTACTAAAATGCGGGGACATCCGTAAAAATCTCAGTAGCAACGGGATTCAGTGCTTTTGTCTCGGTGACCGCGTTGAAGAAATCGATCAACGTGCCTTGGAAATGGAAGAATGCGAAGGCGCCCGAAATTGAACATACTAAAACGACTAAAGCGTCGCGCACAATCTCTTTTAAGGGTTTGGCTTCTTGTCCCAGAAAACGTTGTTCTACGTATTTCGTTGCGCAAAACAAGAGCGTGATAATAACTGCTAGAACAAATGTTTTATCCATTATACAAAATAATAAAACAATTTCTTATTATATTATACGCGCCTCTCAGAATCGCCATATTGTATATTAGCAGGGAACCTACGGTTCTAAGAGAAGCCGCGCTTCTCGAATTGCGACCCCTCCCTTTTATATTTATAAAATTCTGTTAGCTTTTTGGAAGAGACAATTTTTAGTTTAATTCTTGAAAACGCCAAGAATTAAAATCGAACAACCTACCGTTTTGAACTATTGTTCTTTACAAAATTTATCAACGCATAAACCATTGAATCTAACTCTAGTAAAATTAAAAGACACTCTTATTATATTCAACTTATTGTTGTTGATTATTTCACCAATTATCGTTTCGGAATGCAAAGACTTCTTTTTGCTAATATCCAATAATAAATTAAAAATCTCTCCATATATTTTATAAGTCTTCATGTTTGATATGCAAAATCTATCGTTAAATGGTATAACTCCGAATAAGTGAAAATTCGGGATAATTATAGAATTATTATTTATCAAATGAAAATGCTGAACGGGAAAATTATCTAAATAACGGCAATCGGGGCGAATAAATACTACATAATCATAATTGTTTTCGTTTTTTTCAATCATTTTAGTAAGTCTTAATTTAGAATACTGTGCTAATATAAAATTATCAACTGAATTGTAATTAGTGTTCCATGGATCATTATGCGTTCTATATAACAAAAGATTTATTCTAGTTTTTATTTCCTCTTGGTCGTCTATTTCTACATAATTCGCGTTTAACAATTTATATTCGTTGTTATCAATGTCGCAATCTTTTATAACTTCACCCGTTCTTACGTTTTTATAATTCGTTAAATGGTATGTATGTATATATATATCATATTCAACATTATTTGTTTTTAATATATCAAAAATCCTTTCATTAATGGATTTAATCGTATATTTTAAACTTCGTGTTATTCCGAAGAATCCTATTGCTATTTTCATATGTGATATATGAAAATATTTAATTAATCTACTAATTCAACTCTTCAAAATCAAATACTGGCGCGCTATCCACAATAGACCCCGGAGGTTTCAAGGGATCTAAATCCAAGATATCTAAAGACGAAAAATCCAAGACGTCGGTATGAATCTTAATCCGATCTTCGTCCGCTTCGGCTTCTTCCTCCAGTTTACGTTGAATCGCGCGCGATGTGCTGATTTCCTCGAGGCGTTCAATCGTCTTTGGTGCTACTACAGCTTCCACGTCGTCAGATCCATTTAAAACGCTATCCACATCATTGAACGTAAGGCGAGTTACAGCGGGTTCTTCGTCCACATTTTTCACCGAAGGAACTACGGGTGCAGTTTCCGATTCGTCTTCGGATTTCTTGGACTCCCCTGTTTGAGATAAGTCTTCTTTCGATCCTTGGTCTAATACTGGCTCTTTGACGTTTTCAATAAACACTTCTTCCTCCTGCTCCACACTCTCATCCATATAAGCGCGAATAATTGATTCCGTAGGTATAGACTCGCGAATCGTAGTCAAAATACACTCCTGAATAATATTCTCGAGTTCACGGCTGTTTTTCTGTATTTGTAAAGGACCCACGTTCTTCTCAAATAGATAGACGTTCATATATACCTTTCTGGCAACATGAATATATATCTTATGAATGAAGTGATCAAGTTTAGGAATCGAAATATCGATTTTCTTCTGTTTACTCCCCACGCGAATACATGTGAGAACCTTGAGTTGAATAATATGCACGCAGGTTATCAAATCCTCTAAATAATTACATCCGCTGCGTTCAATAATTCGCTTACGCTCCTCCTCGACAATCACAGAATTCCACTTTGGCACACGCGATAAAAGGTTCTGAAAAGTCATCAAATATTTCCCAACTTCGTCCGTTTCCACGCACATCTTCCAAGCTTCGTTGAAAATCGAGCGAACTCCCTCAGAAACCAAGGGTGAAAAAATACTGACTAAACGCGCGCACCATTCGTTGCGAGATTCGTGTAAATTAGCAATTACGAAATCGTCCATTTATTATATTATCTAAACATTGCTTAATTAGGTTTTAAACGAGAATAATAAAATAGCAATAATATAGTATGAAAAGTAAAATAACCGGAAATATACATTTAGGTGGGCAAGATTTCGAATACGAAGTATATTTTCCCCGGGTTTCGCAGGACGCCAATGAAAAGGAAGAAATTATCAAAAGACTCGGATCCAGAATTAAAAACGGAGCAGCTTGCCTCGGGTTAGACGAAAACCTCGCACGAAAGCATATTGCAAACAATGAATATGTCGCGGTCGGTTTCGTTACAAATAAACACCACGACGACGCCGCGTCGGGAACGCTACAGTATTTTGATTGGTGTGATCATAAAAAACGCGTCGAGGAAAGGCGCGGAAAACAGATATGGATAAATGATTTATGTCGTATAACCAATGGTAAAAAACCCGATCAAAGTCCTGTTAAAATCCTCTTTAGGGTATTCGAGAAAACCGTTACCGATTTTTTACATCTTACACTTCGCCATGTCTATTTAATGGTGAAAACCGACTTATTGCCGCCGTTGATATCCGACGGAGCTAAGGTTTTGATAAAAATATATGAAAAATACGGATTCTCAGTCGTTCGTCCATCGGAATGCCACGTTCAAGATAAATATATTATTATGCGCAAGGGGATTTCTAGACGCGTTGTTGGCGGCGGCAAAAAACGAACCATGCGGAAAAAGGTTGGAACCAAGCGCAATCGGACAACAATAAGAAAAAGAACCTTCATTTAAAGTTGCGTGTTTTTCTTTTAAGAGTTTTTCTTTTAAGAGTTTTTCTTTTAAGAGTTTTTCTTTTTTTACGAGTCCCAGCGGATTGAGGCGACGGTTTTTTTATAAGACTCTCTAATTTTGTCAAATGGTTATTTATTTGTGCGTCGTCATTAGTTTGTAACTTTTTATTCCAAAGCATTACCATGTTCTCTATCGCAACATATTTTCTATTATTAATTAACTTTTTAAGTTTATCGAATAGACGTTGCAATTCAACTTCGGTATGAGCCTTTTCTATTCGGTCCTCTTCTTCTTTTTTTACCACAACGCTATGTCTATACATTTTAGGTGAAATGCCGACAATACCTCTTGCAACATTTGCAACATTGTTTCCAAAAATACGAAGAGATGGTGCATTTGCATTAACTACTTCATCTGGTAAATTGCCCAAAAGCAGAGCTTTTCTATAAAAAACGGTTCCTTGTCTTCTGTTGCTGTAACTAATTTGTCATCATGCGCCGCATCTTCAGTTGCTGTAACTAATTTGTCATCATGCGCCGCATCTTCAGTTGTTGTAACTAATTTGTCATCATGCGCCGCATCTTCAGTTGTTGTAACTAATTTGTCATCATGTGCCGCATCTTCAGTTGCTGTAACTAATTTGTCATCATGCGCCGCATCTTCAGTTGTTGTAACTAATTCGTCATCATGTGCCGCATCTTCAGTTGATGATACTTGATTACATTCCGCATCATCGCGCTTTTTATCATTGCATATTGCTTGTTTCCATTTGTTATCCAACGAGTTTATTCTATCAGTAATATCTTTTGTTGTGAGCGGTAGATTTTGTTTCATATGATTATAAATTAGACGAAATCTACGATTATATGAAAAGCGGTTTTGTATGTAGGTAACCACACCAGAACCTCCGGTCAAATGGTGCGTTTTATTAAGAACGCGTAATTTTCTTGACTTTCCAACCTTCATTTTCCTCTTTGTATATTAATTATATTTAAAAAAACAAAAAATCTAATAAATACAACATCAACAATTTCTCGCATCGATATTCCGCCTTGATTTTATGAAATTCTACGGTTAATTCCGCCTTTTTCAATGCCGACCATTCATCCGATCGTTTTATCCATGTAATCAGATCTACGCACGAAACGCCCGCTGAATATGCGTCAGATACTATATCCACTAAATCGGCGTGCGTTTCGGGCGTCTTGGAAAGCGCAGCGTCAAACCAGTCAGCCTTGGACAACGGCGTGCCGTATTTCTGCTGTAAATGGTATTGATGTAGATTCTGTACATTTCCGTCGCCATTAATATACTCCGGAACATAAATCTCGCAAAATCTGGATAATATCGGATTCAGTAATTTATGCTTGTTTTCGACAACGATGAAAAATCGCGTATTATAACTGAAAAGTTCAATGCATCTACGCAGTGCGGACTGGGCGTCGATAGTCAAACTATCGGCGTTAAATAGGACAATGGTTTTGAACATGACTCCGTTGATACTTTGAACGCCTTGGATATTGGTTTTAGCGAAAAATTTGAGCTCATCTCGGATAAATTTAATACCCTTGCCATGAGCACAATTGACGAACATGACGTTGTTTTTGAGTTTTTGTTTATCGTAGCCATAAATCTTATTTAGGAAGTCGTAGACTAGGGTTCGCTTTCCGGTTCCCGGAGACCCATGGAAGATCAGATGGGGGATTTTTTGTGTCTCGTAGAAATAGTGGAGCTTTCGTTTGATATTTTCGTGGAGATTTAACTGTTGATTCATTATTTGGTATTCAATAAATATATTTAAGTGGTTTGGTTTTTATATGCGTATAATATAAAAACCATGGCAATTAGAAAAAATAGAAGAATGCAAAAAGGCGGATTGTGGGGATTTGAATGGTTAGAAAATATGTTTAAACCTAAAGATGGATCTAATAAAGAGCAAGCTCAAGTCCCTACAGGACAAGGACAAGTCCCTACAGGACAAGGACAAGTCCCTACAGGACAAGGACAAGTCCCTACAGAACCAGCGCAAGTCCCCGTGGGTCAAGGACGCGCCCCTGCAGAACCATACGGACCGTCCACCCGAACCTCAATGGGTGGAAAATTCAGAGGAGGAAAATCCAATCGCCGCAATAAATCAAAGAAATCGCGTAGAACTAAACGCCGTTAGTCGATCTTCACGATCTTGGACATTGCTTTGGTCTGTAAGTATCGATCCGAATGCATAGTCCGCCGTCTCAAATTACATCGTAAGCAAGACAAAACCACATTATCGCGATTATGACCCCTCGAGTTATCCAAGCGTTCTAGAGTCCATTGTTTCGGATCTCGAACGTATTCATATAAAACCAGTGTGCCCTCTTTGCAATAATAACACGACAAACAAGAACTCTTCATTAGTTCCAAGACGTCCGCCTTGGAAACTAATAAATCAAGATTTAGCAATTCTTTTTCTGTATCTTGACTCCGGTAGCCCGAGATTTTATTGGAGATTTGCGTTAAAACAAACTCGCTAGTTTTCGATAAAGGTGATGTCGGCATGTTATTTAATAAAGGTTCCACCGCGGAAAACTGCGTTTCGACTAACAAATCAGCCTTGGAAAACGTCCACTTCTCGGTTTCCGTTACAACACGCTTTATTTTGGGTTTTTCGGTAACCACCATCTTGGATTTACTAAGGGACAATGTCACGTTTTTCGTTTCATTCATTCGTTTGTAGTATAACCCCACAAAGTAATATATAAAAAAAACGAGATAAATATAACACGCGATTACTACATAAAAGGATATCACCTAAATAATGTTTGCATCCACAGAAACCTCTTCTACAACTTGTACAGTTGCAAATGCACAGGTCGAACAAAAGAAAGCAAATGCCGTCCCCTATCTACCGGGTAATCAATATATCACGACAGATCAGCATTCCATCAGTTATTCTACTATTGATTCCATTTTGGAAAAAGAGAAAAATAACAATAAGACCGAGGCGTGGAACAAGATTGACAAGACTGCGAAAATACAGAAGCTTCACGCGTTCGCCGAGAAATACGGTCGAGAACATGGACTACCGGTGAAAGAAATCAAGAACCTAAAATCCTTTTTCGTAGAATGTTTAGAGAAAGCCAAATTACAGAAAGCCAAGGATGTAGCATACAACAAGGAAAGTCAGGAAATAACGGGCATTCCAGCGTTGCATTTTAATTCGGATAAACGTAGCTTTACACTTAAAGTCACGGATCCAAAGAGGGTCTCGACACTGAAGTCGTTGACGCCAAAACGTGTTACTGAGAAAAACCACGAGGATACGGAAGAATCAACATAATACAAAAAATATCTGCGTAATAATTAATATGAAATTCTATAAGAGATCCCGGATTATGATTATTTTCGCAATCGTTGCAATAGGTTTATTGATGTATATTGGTTTGAGATCAATGAAAAAAGAAGGAATGACCCAACATTTATCAGTTGTTAGCTATGAATATGAAGATGAACAAAACAACGTTATTACCGGAACAATGAAGGCTCGTGATATTGGCGCAACACCTATTATATGGGATGATCCACACGGAGATGAAATTTGGGAATGGAGAGAAGAGTATGTTGACGACAATATGATATATTTGGTATCCACAAATCGCCCAGTCTTGGAAGAATTAATGTTAGATTTGAAAAATGGAAAGTATATTTGGAAACCCGACCCGAATAATCCGGAAATAGATTTTCAAATCACCGGGGCTCAATTTTAGAACAATATATCCGCTTCGCGGATTCCAGACCCCTAACCCCCTCCCGCCCTTCGGGGAATTCTAATTTCTTACCGTTTTTCATCATAAGATTTCTCCATAAAAACTTTTATAAATTTCCTGGGTTCCCGGTGGATAATTCTGAGTAGAAGATAGTCCCTTACAAAGAAAAGCACATTCATAAAAGGAGGACCTAGAAATAGTCAACATCCAAAGGCAAGTCTCCTCCTAAAAGGAGGTTCAGAAAAGGGGAATCTAGGTAATGCATCGCGCCCTCCCTTTCGCTTCGCTTAAAAATTGATTTAAGAAAACAATAAGAAGACATCTTGTTATTGTTAACTAACTACACATATGCCAAAAAGCCATGGTATAATATCCTCTTTAACGGACTCCGATTATACTGATATCGTCACCAATGTATACGAACTCACGGATGAATATTATCGCGCGAATATCCTACAACTACAAAACCCCAAGTTCCACGAACTATTGGCGTATGATGTATTAGATACCTTGGTCGAAGAATGGTCGGACGCGGGACTAGTCCAGAAACTCGACGCCGACTGTAGTAACGGCTTCGCCAGTAGTTCTGAGGAACTAGACGTCATGTGCGAATTCATCGAACATTATGTCGACGATTATTTCGAACTCGGCGTATCCGTCATTCGGTCGTATCCAACCGCGTCCATTAAAAATCCACCCGATATCCCAGTCATAGCAGAAAAGATCGCGCGGCTAGTCGCGGCGGAACAGCCCGAACAGAGAACAGCGGCATGGTATGAATTCCGCCACGGACTCATTAGCGCCAGTAGTTTATCGAAATGTTTTGCGACAGAAGCACAACAGAATAGCTTGATTTACGAGAAGTGCAAACCGGTGTCTGATCATAGTCTATCGAATAATATGTTCACGAACACTACCTCGCCGATGCATTGGGGTCAGCGATTCGAACCCGTTTCGCAAATGATTTATCAAGCAATGTATAATACCAAGATTCAGGAATTCGGGTGCATTCGGCATCGCAACCATGCGTTTATTGGTGCATCGCCTGATGGCGTTAATGTGGATCCGGAATCCGAACGATATGGTCGAATGCTCGAAATCAAGAATCCTGTGAACCGCGAACTAACGGGCATCCCGAAACCGGAATATTGGGTGCAAATGCAGGGACAGATGGAGGTATGTGATTTAGACGAATGCGATTTCTTGGAAACGGTATTTAAAGAATATGATAGTGAAGAGGCTTTTTACAAGGTTTCTGGCACGGAAACCGACTGCAAGGGAATCCAGAGGATTCCCGACCGAAATGAATCGCTTTGCGATTGCGACCGCAAGGGAATCCAAAGGATTCCCGACCGAAACGAATCGCTTCTAGACTCAGATCCAGAATATCGCGGAGTTATCTTATATTTTGTGCAGCGTATTTCAATGGGCGAAATATCCTGCCTCTCTAATGTCGTTGACGCACCGCATTATGAATATATGCCCCTGAATACCCCTCTCGATAAGGACACCATAGATACTTGGATCGCAGAAACTAGACTTCGCTTGCGTCGAAACTGGTCCCTTTATCAAACGATTTATTGGTATTTAGAGGATTATTCTTGCATTACTGTGCCGAGAAATAAAGAATGGTTTAACGCGGCTTTACCGAAGATCCAAGAGACTTGGACTATTATTGAGAGAGAACGCGTCGACGGATTCGAACACCGCGCCGCCAAAAAACGGATCTTAAAGACCGAAGTGGTTCATGGAACGGACACTTCGGGATCACAATTTATTAAGAACATGCCGATTACAAATTCGGTATGTTTAGTGAAATTGGATCATGAATAAAAGTATAAATATATTGTATAAATGAGTCAACAAATTCCAAACGGTGATTCGCGAGTAATAACAGCCCTGTTTGATTTCGCAATGGAAGTTGATTTTGATAAACTTCAAAAAATGTCTGAATTTTTTAATAGCACTGATGTAGATGAAGAAACGAAGAAAATTTGGTTTGCAAATGTTTACATTCCCTCAGTAAGAGCTCTGAACGTTTCAATGATAATTGCAGAATTGGCAAAACTTGTGGTCGGTGAATTAATGAAAGATATTGAAAAAGGACAAAAAGAGATAACAGTATTAGAACCGTTAGAAGGAGAAGAAGGAGAAGAAGAAGGAGGAAAAGGAAAAAAGAAAGGCGGAGGTTTAGCTGCATTATTAAAGGCAATGGCGGCGTTAACTTTTTGTGTGGCGTCGGTCATCTCTCCGAATAATACGGTTGGAAGTGTTGAAGGACAATTGCCTGACCAAACCGGTTTATGGCGAGCTGATTTAAACCCGAGCACCAACCCTATGCAATATGTTTTTGAAGGAGTACCAGCTACTTTAGCTATAAAAGAATTTGTAAAAACATACAACAGCAATATAAAAATAGGATTCACAGATGAACCGGCAAGCGGATTGCTTTTACTGGAAGCGATTGAAAACGATGACGGAAGCGTAACTGTGCCTTTGACTATGGATATTGGTTCACTAAATGCCGCTTTAGATAAAGCAAGAGAAAAAGGGTTAGCCGCCGCTGCAAACGCCTGGCATCCGACAAACTTAGTTCCAAACGCTGACGCTGCGGCAGTTTTAGTATCTGTCGCTGCTACTACTGCTGCATCTTATGCCGGAGTAGAACTTCCTCTAGTTAATGATCTTTTACCCAGTTCACAAACGGTCGCCGCTACATCTGTTACTGCTGCGTCCGCTGCTTCGATAGTTAATTCTAACCTCGGATCAACTGTAACTGCGGCAGTTGGTGTTGCGGCAGTGCAAGGCGCTCTTGATGCATTTTCAAGCGCAACGAGGACAACTGCAGGCTTTTTAATGCCCGCCGCAGAAGCATATAACAACCTGGTAGTTAGCTTAGTCGGAGACCTCCAAGCTTCTAACCGAGCGCACGAAAATTTAAAAAGATATTTTGAAGTTATAAAAGATGGTCTTAATAATTTAAGCGAAACATCAAAAAATGAAGCTCAAATAACCACTTCAGCTAGTTCAACTCTTCCTTACGGAAGTCCCATACTTGACGCGTTATCGCAATGGAAAACAGAAGGAGTTGTTTTTGACGCTGCGGGAAAGGCTGCTGCGACAGTAGCAGCAGAGAGTGCGAAGCTTGTTGTAAATAATGCCCCAGCAATATTGAGAGCTTTAGGTGGATTTACAGGTGGATTTGCAAACGTCATTTTAGAAACCTTTCCACAAATAATTAATCATGGATATCATTTAAGCGTTTTCGGGTCATTATTCGTATTTTTCATTGCGTTAATTCTGACAAAAATGAGAGAATTAACAAAAAAAGGACCAAAAGCATCCGGTGGCAGAACAAGAAAAAATAAGAAAACTAAGAAAACTAAGAAAAATAAAAAGTCTAATAAGAGAAGAAAACGTAATGGCAAAGTAACATATAAAAAATAAGATTTTATTATCTGATATATATATATATGTCTTCTAAATCTAGACGTTTTGGTAGCACAACTGTAACTTTAGACTCTTTGCAGAATCTCCCTCCCCCGCCTAGTCCGCGTTCCAAAAAAGCATCCCCAAAAGTATACACCCTTCGTTTAAGACAACGATCTGCGTCAAGTGAACAGCGTAGCAGACAAAAGAGTAGACAAAGAAAAGTAAACGCGGAAATAAATGAAAACAGAAATGAAGGAAAATGCGGTGATATTAAAAGTAGCAAAAAATGTTCGAACGCAAAGGATTGTTATTGGAATTCTAACGATGAATCGTGTAACGAAAAAAACGGAGAAAGAGAGGCATTAATGTCTGAAATAAAAACCAAGGTCGCCGCTTTAGCGGCACAAAAAATATTGGTTCGAGTAGCAACCGCGGCTCAAGCCGCTCCCGCTGACATAAAAGAAGCAGAAAAGGTCGAAGAAGCGGCGGCGGGCGGGGAGGTGGGAGGTCAACGTCGGTGGATGGAATTGTTATTGGAGACAGTAGGCAACGCAGGATCAACGGCGACTGGAGCTGTAAGTCAGACATTTTCGACAATTGGCGGAATTTTAGGTGAAGTCGGAGGAATGGGAAGAGATGGATTTTTAGAATTAATTCGTTTATTAACCGATATGGGGAAAGGTCTATTTGACATGTTGCCCGATGGAGAAGGTCGTAAAGCTATAATTAAATTTTTACACGATATTGCAAGTCAAACAGGAGACCTTCTAAAATATATATTATACGGAGGGATGTCAGGAGCCCGTGTCGCAACGACAATGATCATTGAATTAGTAAAGGGAATCAGAGATATTTGCGTTGAATTTATTAAATATATTGGACCAATTATTATTAAATTGGGCGGCGGTGCTATCAGACTCGGTGGAGATTTTATCGGAGTTGTAATCAAGTTTTTGGAATCAATAGTAACTGTTATTACAGACTATGGTCCCGGCGCATTAACGGCAGTTAGTGTTATGATTAACAGAGGAATTCAAACAATAGGTGGAACATTAAAGCAGTTGGCGGCGGCGGCTCCTGGCGCTGGTAATCCTTATGGAAGTGACACTGCCCCTCCCGGAGCACATAGGGGTAAACCGCCAGTCCATCCCCCGCATCAACATGGACCTCATATAAGGAAAAGAAGAAATGAGGTTTCTGATTTAGAAGAATATACCGCAGAGTATTTAAAAAAACCCGTGGAACGATCATCCGGACAGTACCCAGGGCAAAAGTTCGAAAGAATGCGTCGTGGTGGATCAAAACGATTTAGAAAAAATCGTTCATCTAGAAGAACCAGAAGGAGACACTAAGACTAAACAAAAAATGATATAAACATTTCTCGTTATATCATTCTAACCAAGCCGTCTGAATAGACCGACTATGTCAGCCCCCTTTGATTCCGAAATGTACGTCGTAAAGCGCAACGGAGAAAGGGAAATCGTCAGTTTCGATAAGATTCTGAAACGAATCAAAACTCTCGGTCAAGAGGTCGGTATCCAAATCAATTATACTACTCTCGTAATGAAGGTCATCGACCAATTATATGACGGTATTTCCACTTCAAAGATCGACGAACTTACTGCGGCACAATGTGCATCCCTGGCATCCACTCATCCAGATTATAATATTCTCGCCGGACGTATTGCCGTATCCTCACACCAAAAAAACACATCGAATTCATTCCTCGAGGTCGCAATGAAACTCTATAATTATACCGATAAACACGGCGCTCCATCGCCGCTTGTAACGAAGGAATTTGTCGAAAACGTTGTCGCGAACGAATCCGCTATCGAAGCCGCGATCGATTATTCCCGCGATTATTTGATCGATTACTTCGGTTTCAAGACATTGGAGCGCGCGTATTTGATGAGCATAGATCGCGTTATCGTGGAGCGACCCCAGCATATGTGGATGCGCGTGGCGATTGCTATTCATGGACAAAATATGGATCGGGTCTGGGAAACCTACGACCTCATGTCAGAGAAGTATTTCACACATGCCACACCAACCCTTTTTAATGCAGGAACACCCCATCCTCAGCTATCGTCATGTTTCTTGCTCGCCATGGAAAATGATAGCATCGATGGCATTTATTCGACTCTCCGAGATTGCGCGCTGATTTCGAAGTGGGCGGGTGGAATCGGACTCCATATCCATAACGTCCGTGCGAAGGGAAGTCATATTCGTGGAACGAATGGTTCGTCCAATGGCATTGTCCCGATGCTCCGCGTCTTCAATAATACCGCCAAGTATGTAGACCAGTGCGTTCATCCCGAAACAGTTATTTGGACCACGCGCGGACCGAAGCAAATCCAGCATTGCGTTGCCGGAGAGACGGCGATTCTGAACCGCCTAGGTGAGCCCGAGGTTATCCAGGCGGTTCTGGAGCACGTCTATGAAGGCGAGATTATCAAGATCAAGTCCGAATCCGCGACCCCTCTTATTATTACACCCGAACACCCAGTTTATGTACTCCGGGACGCTTCGAAATACACCGAGTTATCGTTGCAGTCCGCTCTTGAAAAACGGCATATTCAATTTGAGTGGATGGAAGCCAAAGAAATCAACACGGACGATTATATCGTACATGCCATTCCCAGATATGAGGCAGATGATAGTCGAGTCACGTTGGAGACATGTGCGATCTATGGAACGATGGTGGATTGTATATTCGAACTCCCATCCGAACCTGGGTTTACATTTAAGCCCCGCCCTAGTCAGCGCGAGAAGCTCGTTGAGTACTTCGATAGCAACTCTATCGATTATAAAATTGTCGGAGACGATCCTCTTATTATCGTAGAGAAATCACCGAGTTTTCCCTTTAAGACAACGGATTTCTTTTCAGAATCCGGCGATCTGCGCCTACATCCAAAGTGGTTGAATTTGTCTCTAGACAAGATTCGAGTTATACGCGACGCCATATCGAAACGTGGACCGCGTCTACAGTACGACATAGAGTACCTAGACCTCAGGCTGTATTCTAATTCAGGAAGTTTTCTTTGGTATAAAGATGACGTCGGTAAGATTTATCATTATGGCGATTTCGTTTTGCGTCCGGTTATCGATATTCAACGTGGTTTTTACGAGGGCTTGGTATACGATCTACAAATGACCAAACAGCATAATTATCAGTTGCATTCGGGTTTGGTTCATAACGGCGGCGGAAAGCGCAATGGGTCCTTCGCGATTTATTTGGAGCCATGGCACTCCGATATCGAGGCGTTTCTTCAGATGCGAAAGAATCACGGCGATGAAGAACTCAAGGCGCGCGACTTGTTTTACGCGCTCTGGATACCGGATCTCTTTATGGAGCGCGTCAAGGCGGATGGTGGATGGACCCTCATGTGTCCCGATGAGTGCCCGGGTCTCGCCGACGTTTACGGCGATGAATTTGTCAAACTATATACACGCTACGAAAACGAGGGAAAGGGGCGCCAAACCGTCAAGGCGCGCGCGCTCTGGTTCCAGATGCTCGACGCTCAGATGGAGACTGGGACGCCGTATATTTTGTATAAAGACGCATGTAACCGAAAGTCGAACCAGCAAAATCTGGGGACAATAAAGTCGTCAAATTTATGCGTTGCACCCGAAACCCTGATTCTGACGGATAAGGGACACGTCCAGATTAGCGATTTGGTGGGTCAAAAGACCCGGGTTTGGAACGGCACCGAATTCTCCGAAGTCGATGTATTCCAAACGGGCGAGGATCAGGAACTTATGGAAGTAGAGACTGACGATGGATGTAAGTTGGTATGCACGCCTTATCATAAATTCTTTATTCAAAATAGTTATAACAAAAAGGATTGTAAATTAATCGAAGCGAAGGATCTAAAATCGGGATACAAACTAAAAAAGTGTGATTATCCAGTAATTGACGGAAAAAGCAGAATGAATTACGCTTACACACATGGATTCTTTTGTGGCGACGGGACATATAGTAATAACAATTTTGAACATAAAAGGTGCGAGTGGAAACCACTAGAAGGACATTATTTTTGTAAAAGACATATTGATTTTGAAACAGAGTTTTCAATTGGAGAAATTAAAAACAATGAAAATACAAGTTTGACTCAATGTAACGCAATGTCTTATGTAAAGAAACCAGTTTCTTATTTGTATGGCGAAAAAAAATCGCTATTGGAACATATGGAATATAGAACAAAAACGGAAAATGATACACGAATTGTCTTACAGCTTCCTCTTGATATTGACGAAAAATATTATGTTCCCATGGAGTGTTCACTGAATGATAAACTCGAATGGTTTGCTGGATATTGCGACGCGGATGGAACTATTGCAAACAATGGAGATAATCAACAATTACAGATTGCGTCAATCAACCGAGAGTTTTTAGTTAACGTGAAACGTATGCTTCAAACGTGCGGAATTAACCCCAAAATAAAACACGCTCGAGATGAAGGCACTAGTTATTTACCAGACGGAAAGGGTGGATATAAAGAGTTTGAAACACAGACTGTATATAGATTGTTGATAACGTCTTGCGATTTATGTAAAATTATTGATATTGGATTTTCACCAAAAAGACTTAGGACACATTCACAAAAACCAAATCGTAATGCTACTCAATTTATAAAAATATCTAGCATTAAGCCATTGGATAGACGCGATAATACGTTTTGTTTTACTGAACCGAAACAGAGTGCTGGCATTTTTAATGGGATTTTGACGTCTCAATGTTCAGAGGTCGTGCAATATTCCGACGATAAGGAGTCGGCTGTTTGTAACCTGGCGAGTATCGCCCTTCCGACCTTCGTAAAGTCCATAGGGGGGGACCTTGCTCAAAGCGCCAGCGCTAGCACCTTCGATTTCGAGAAGCTCCACCTAGTCGCGCGCACGGTGACTTATAATCTGAATCGTGTGATCGACGTGAACTATTATCCTACGGAAAAAACCCAGCGCAGTAACGTCCGTCACCGCCCTATTGGAATCGGAATCCAGGGTTTGGCGGATGTCTTTATGGTCCTCGGTCTGCCCTTCGCTTCAGAAGAAGCCCGTGAACTCAATCGCCAGATTTTCGAGACGATTTATCACGCCGCCGTAGAGGAATCGTGCGAAATGGCACGCGTAGAAGGCGCCTATGAGACTTTCGCCGGATCTCCTGCGTCCCAGGGAAGACTCCAATTTGATCTATGGAACATAGATCCCGGTCAAACGCGATATGATTGGGCTACGCTGAAGTCCGACGTAATGAAATACGGAATGCGTAATTCGTTACTGGTCGCACCCATGCCTACTGCGTCGACGTCCCAGATCCTCGGGTTCAATGAGTGCATCGAGCCCATTACGAGTAATATTTATAGCCGTCGCACACTAGCAGGGGAGTTTATTTTAGCGAACAAATATTTGATGAATGACTTGATCAAATTGGATCTATGGAATGATAAGATCAAAAATAACATCATTGCCAATCATGGGTCGATTCAGCAGATTGACTCGATTCCTCAGAATATTAAGGACTTATATAAGACCGTTTGGGAGATTCCAATGCGCGCACTTATTGATATGGCGGCTGACCGCGGTGCGTATGTGTGCCAGAGTCAGAGTCTGAATTTATGGCTGGAAGATCCGAATTATAATAGTCTGACATCGATGCATTTTTATTCGTGGTCGAAAGGTCTGAAGACCGGGATTTATTATTTGCGTAGAAGAGCTAGACATCAGGCACAACAGTTTACGATTGAACCAGAGAGGAACGAAACTGGGACGAATAATTTAGAAGAAGACGAAATATGTGAAATGTGCTCGGCTTAAAGCTTCGCTTATAACATGATATAATATATTTGCATATATTATATGAAATATACCAGAAGATCTAACAAAAAACAAGGTAAAAATACACGTAGAAAACGGAGAGGCGGAACGATTTATTATCCTCCTGGTGATATCAGAAAATCATACTATTTTTATGTGAGAGAAACTACAAAGGTAGACCGCCTCGATAAATACTTAAAAGATACATCAATTCCTATTATATTTACAGAAAAGGAGGTAGGGAAACATAATAAAACTCGGATTACTGGACAACTAACAAGTGGCTTAATTCCAGGAGATTTAATCGTAATTTTATATCAAGCTAATATTACTTATTTGGGCGTAAAATTACATATAGTTAAATCGGTCGATCCTGGAAGCGACAATTTTAAGTATTTGACTTTAGGATTATCAGATAATGATTTGGGCGGAGTGAAAACAACTCTTGGAACAGGAGCCAAAAAATTATATAATTTAACATTGGGAAATTTGAGTAAAGTCGGTAGACTGACTGGTCATGATAATTATACAGCCGCTTGCACACAGAACGAATTGGCTAGGTGTTACAACAATGACTTAATGTTTACTGCTGGTGCTACTGGGGACTTGATGGATGGTGTAGACTATAGAAGAATGAATAATCTTGCACTAACGATGACTAGTGGAGTTGTTTTGTCAGATAAAATTTGGATTCTAAGAGAAAAATATAGAACTAATACGATGACTCTTGGTAAAAATGTCGACACGCCTGCAATGGATAGTATAATTCGAAACTACGAGAGCGACGCAAATTCGTGTTTAGTTTTCATAAGATTATTTAGAGCAGCAGAAATGGTGGTTGATTTCGATACGTTAATTAAAAATCCGATGTGGAGAGCTTGTTGTACGCAAAAACTCACGAGTTTTATTTTAGAAACAAGCGATAAAAGATTACAAGATTTTAAAAGAAAATTAAGAAAATTAAAAAAATATACAGAAGAAAATAAACAATACACAATCGTAGATGCTATATTTTACGCTATATCTATGCGTAGCAATACGTATATGCATAGCGAACACCGGCAACAACAGCAGCAACAGCAACAGCAACAGCAGCAACAGCAACAGCTTAATGAAGTGCCATCGGAAAGAGATAACGTGACAGGTTGGTATACTTTAACACTCGGTAAAACTAATAAATATGTTGAGAAAGGACCATATAAATCTATTGATATGAGAACTTGGTATGACGGTGGTCGCATAAATAACGATATATATATTTGTCGAAAACAAAATGGTCAATTTATATGGAGAACGTATTATAAGATAAGCGAGGTTTGGGAAAACCCAAAAACAGGTGCATTTGAATTCATTCCATTTGAATATGAATTATATATTAATAAGCAAGGGCACCATGAAGAGGGTCACACTGATTTGGATGTGGATCAGACACATCAAGAGCAACAACAGCAACAACATCAAGAGCAACTACAACATCAACAGCAACCGCAACTACAACGTCAACATCAACAGCAACTACAACAGCAACAGCAACATCAACATCAACAGCAACAGCAACAGCAACAGCAACAGCAACAGCAACAGCATGAGCAACAACATGAGCAACAGCATGATCAACAGCATGATCAACAGCATGAGCAACAGTATGATGCTGTATATACACAGCAGATCACTGAGGCACTACAAAAGAAAAAACCATTCACATATTTACGAAATAATTATTACAAAACTATTAAAGAATTAAAGGTGGGATTGATATTCTCAAGAAATGTATATAATACAGAAATATGCGACAACCACTGTGAAGAAATATGTCAAATAACGGAAATAAACGGACAAAATGTATCATATAACGTTTACACAGAATCGGATGACCAATTATTGAAATGCGCCGACGAAGAACCGAGAGTTGCGGTTGTGACTCCAGGGCGAAAAGAGACTGACGGAACTATGCATGGAAACCAATTAGGCAGTGAGTATATATTTTGGTTTGCGAAACTCAATGACGACGAGAAAGGCGAGATCGAGTCGTCGATTGAAAGATCAAATTGTAATAAAGCAAAGGCGTCAGTGCAAACGAATGCATCGGAATCATTACCAGTAGCTCAAGCTCAAATTGAAACGCAAGCATTGTCTCAACAATCGACATCAAGAACGTCTAGACCAGAGATTAAGATACCTTCTCCAACTCCAGAATTAGATAAATTATCAAAACAGATAAGAGATATTACAACACTACTTGCATCGGGAAAATATATTGCACCCGAGACTGCTGCTACATTGGGACAAATTGTCGAAAAAGCCGCCGATAGTTTACAAAGGGCGGCTTCATCTACCCCAGAAATAGTGACGACGACCGCAAATTATAAAGTAAATAGCGTAAAAGAAACTTCCGAGGGGAAATTAATTATTGAAATTGTGCCCAATACTCCCCCGCCTAAGGGAGGATCGAAAAAAATACGCAAACATAGGCGTCAAAATAAGCGATCCAATAAGCGATACAAGAAATAACTCTACACCATAACTATCTCCGATTGAACCAGAGTATCAATGAAACTCTGGTAAATATCCATTGTCAAATCGCGATCGAATCGCATTTTGACAAAACATCTCAAGCAAACATACGTATCCACTAGTGCGTTATGTAGATTCCTCGGTTTCTTATCAAATAATTTCTCATAGAGTTCCTCGAGCCTAGGTGGTTTTACCCACATTCGCCCCGACGCCGCCGTTCTCTGAATATTACACAATCCGCGCCCGTGAATCATCGTACAATACGTAGGCTTGGAATTATTTAGTGAAAACAATGTCTTTATCAAGGGACACCCGGTGGTCTCTAATCCCGAGTTTCGCATGATCTCGATGCGAATCATCTCGCTATCAAACTCTATATTGTGCGCAACAATCAGATCGCATCGCAAATATTCTTCGTAAAACTCGCGTAATGCCGTTTCAATTGGCACGCCCTGAGTATCGCACATTCCTCGAGTGATACCGGTGATTTCCGTAATGAGCGGCTGGATAACCACATGCTCGGGCACACGAATCATCAAGTCTACGGATTTTATTATTCGGTTGATATCGACGTCATAAACAACGAATGCCAGTTGTAAAACATACGGTTGCTCATTAAGAGGAACCGTATGTTTCGGAATAAGACCCGAGGTCTCGGTGTCGAAAATGAGGATGCGTTTTGGCGCGATCATTTTTCAAAAGTTTGCTTGGGTGGCGGTGGTGGGGGGGGAGTTTACAAGCAATCACAAAAAATAATCTGTTTCAATTTTTTCCTAGGAATATTATAGCCGTCCATGAAAAAGGTTCGATTCAATAAATTAGTCAAAATTCTTCTAATTCCGCTATGTTCAGAAATAGAAAACTATAAAGATCTTTGGTGGACATACGATGATAAGCGTTTAGCATTTCAATCTGCTATGTCTGAAATCCGGCGACTAATGTACATACACCCATCCATGAAATTAAATCAAGCCAAGCAGTTATTGTATCAAAGAAGCACCATTGAGTATTGCCCGGAGTATTTTTCCGACAGCGAGGGCGAAACTGTAAGTATTAGTTCAAAGCGGTAGGTTGTTCGATTTTAATTCTTGGCGTTTTCAAGTATTAAACTAAAAATTGTCTCTTCCAAAAAGCTAACAGAATTTTATAAATATTTATCTAGAGAAAAGGGAGGGGTCGCAATTCGAGAAGCGCGGCTTCTCTTAGAACTGTAGGTTCCCTGCTACAGTATACTTTTTGGATATCTCAAATGGATCGAGATCCATTAATGGTAAAAGTCGAGAGGGACGTCTTGGAAATAAATATAGAATTGTAGATATGAAAAATATCATGTTATACTAGAACAATGTCTGTATCGGAAATTATAGCACAAACAAATTTGGTCGAGGTTAAAGACTTTGATATAGAAGGAACATTTCAGTATAATAAAGAATCTAAAAAGATTAAAAATATTAAAATATCAAAAACTAATCTTACGGAAAAAGTAACAAAATCTTTAATTAAGGATTTATTAGAAGAATCAACAAATGATAGCGAAGACACAAAAACGGATACATATACATTTGTCATTAAAGGGAGATATAGTTTGAAATGCGGAATTACTCAGCTCAAAACTTATACAATAAATCGTCGTGACGTTAGCGGCTATCAACAAGTCCAACTATTTTTATCAAAGAACCTTCGTGATTGTCGCCCTAACAAGGGAGGAAAACGAAAAACGAAACGTTATAAAAGAAAACGCGCGCGTTTTAGCAAAAGGGCGAAATAATTTATCTGTATATTTTATAAATTATGGCTGAAGAAAAAGGAAATAAATTAGCGGGTGCTGTAATCCAAGAAGCAAAATCTATTTCATCTGATTACAATTATCATATTGATACGGAAGGCGGACTTTACAAAAACGTAACCGCCGTCGATGAATTGCCACTCGAAGAGGAAATAAAAAACAAAATCAAAAAATACGTATTATCGGTCAAAAGACCAACTTACGCATTCAATCCAGATTATAGTTGTAAGGTCAGCGGTAGTTTTAATATTTCGGGTGAAAATTTATCTAATTTGCAAGCCAACGTAACGTTCAATGATAGTGAAAATGTAGATACAAAAGATGGAATATCATTATCAACAGACTCTCAAGATGCCGGTGTATATAATTTTAATATCGATCTTTTTGTGGGCGAAAAACACGGAATACTCAAATATCAAAATCTTAAGATACAATTAGCAAGTAATGAAAAACCGAAAAGGCTTTTAATGATGTAGAAGCTAGTAAGGAACTATTAAATAATAATAACAAAGAAAGAAACGCAGCTGAACGTCTTGAATATGAAAAATTCAAGGCAGAACATGAGGGTATAGTTGCCGCAGCAGCGGCGGCAGCGGCAGCTGACGCGGCGAAAAAGGCAGACGAAGAGAGGAAAAAAGCAGAAGCGGAAGCGGAAGCAGCAAGACTTGCTGAAGAACTTCGAAAAAGGGAAGAAGCGGAACAGAAGGCAGCGGCTGAAAAGGCGATAGCAGATAAGATTGATGCAGACATGGGAGTGGCTTCTGTTAAATTGCTTGAAATTTTAGACAATGCTATAAAGGGTAAAATGGGAAATCAAGGTGGTAATGCGGTAGCTGTAAGTGGTCCTGTTAATAAAACAACTTCTAATGAAGATGCAGTTTCTATTAATAATACAAATGAGGCGATAAGGTTAAGAGATATTAAAGAAAAAGAACCTGAACCTGATGCAAGTCAAATAGATAACTTAAAGCCCAGATATGATTATTTAAAATCAATAGCAGATGCATCTGATAAACAACTAACAAGTCTTCAAACAGGTGAATACGCTAGAATAAAGGAAGCGCATAACAGATGGAAGAAGCTTCCGGGTCTTACATGGTCGCCTGAAATCCCGATAAACGGAGGCAAACGCAAAACATTAAAACGCGGTGGCAAAAAATCTAGGCGTAAAGCCAAGCGTTCTCAACGCCGTCGATCTGGACGCCGCGGAAAACGCACGTCCAGGCGTTAGAAATACATTTAGGCTAATCCGATGCGAATAATTATATTCTTATTATTATATAGAATATAATGTCAGAAGTATCCACGACAAATAAAGTAGATTTAGTATTTACAGCCAATGTAGAAGTTGAAAAGGGCACAAGTGGAGCCGTAACGTCTATAAAACCGGATTCGTGGGGTCACTGGTGCCTTAAAATCGACGGAAAAGAGATCAGTGGAAGCAATTGCGGCGATTTTAAAAAATTATTATATCCTGCTAAGACTGAGGATGGGGCTGAGGCTGGGGGTGGGGCT